ACTATAAATGAAATATTATACCCATCTTTAGATCCATCAATTTTCGAAATAAAATACCCTAATAATGATATTCAGGGAAGAGTAGTAACAAACTAATAAAAAATGGCAGTATATAAAATATTTCCCGAAAAAGATACTTTTATTTTATCTCAATACCCTGCTCAAAATACAGGTAGAGATGAAATATTAGAGGTTACAAATTATAATGGAATTAATGTTTTGTCATCCGCTCAAGGTGATTTACCTGCCGTTACACGTGCATTAATTCAGTTTAAAACAGCTGATATAAACAATGTAGTTAATAATATAATAACTGGTAGTGCATTCCAAAGTAAACTTAATTTATACCTTGCAAGTGCTGGAAATGCACCTTTAAATTATATGATAGAAGCTTACGCTATTTCAGGGTCATGGAATATGGGTACTGGAAAGGTAAGTGATGTACCAAAAACTGAAAATGGATGTTCATGGGGGTGGAGAGAAGAATCAGGTTCAATGGCTTGGACAACAGCTGGAGGAGATTTCTATTCAGATAAATCTGGTTCTTCCCAAACCTTTTTATATACAAGTGATAAAGATATTTCAATGGATATTACTAATATGGTTAAACTATGGAACAGTAGTTCAATTCCTAATGATGGTCTTATCCTTAAACATACTAGTAGCATAGAATTTTCAGCATCATATGTTGAAACAAACTATTTTTCTATGGATACACATACAATTTACCCACCTGAAATTGAATTTAAATGGGATGATTCTGATTTTGATACACCTTTAACAGTTGTAACATCAAGTGATTTTGTAGCTTCATTTACAAATATTAAAGAAGAATTTGAGGATACTGCTATATACGATTTTAGAGTAAAAGCAAGAGATAAATTCCCTACTAGAGTATTCCAAACATCCTCAGTATACTTGAATTCTAAAGTATTACCTACATCTTCATATTGGGGGTTAAAAGATCTAAAAACTAATGAAATGGTAGTTGACTTTGATACTTCATACACTAAACTAAGTGCAGATAGTGGTAGTAATTATTTTAAAGTTTATATGGATGGGTTAGAACCCGAAAGATATTATCAATTAATGATAAAAACTACAGTTGGAGATGAAACTTTAATAATTGAAAATAAAGATAACTATTTTAAAGTAGTTAGATAATGGCAAGACAAGAAATAAAACTTAATAAGCAAGTATTTGGAAAAGTATCTTATCCTAAAGTTATTGATACTGAATTTAAACAATTAGTTAAACCTGAAGAAGTTCTAACAATTGAAGAACCCTTAACTATACCAGAATTTTTTGCTGAATATGATAAACTGTTTTTTGAAATCCCTCAAAAGGGAGCAGGTTCACATGATGAAATAGTTAAAAGAAGTTCTGCTTACATAGGTGTAACAGGACAATCTGAACAAATACAAGCATTATTAGATGAAATAAATGAATTAAGATCACAATTACTATCGGCTCAACAAGAGATAGTTAACTTAAGTAGTAATATATAATGATAGAAGAAGTAAGCATTTCTAGTGTTTCAGCTAGTTCTCTAGAAACACAAGTTTATTCATCACAGGATATAAACCTGTTAAATGAATTTGAGTTAAATAGAGACTTTGGGGCTGAACAGGATATAATTGAATATCATATATTTGATATTAACAATAATCTTTTATCTTCAAGTTATGATTATACAAGTTATAACACTCAAGTAACAAACCCTTCCAGTTCATTATATAATACCCTTTATATTAACCCTGACCAGGACCTAAATAATTCAGGATTTAATATAGGAGAATATAATGTTTTATATAAATTCTATAGGCCTGTATTTTTATCTTCCAATACTACAAGATATTTTATTAAGGAAATATCTTCGGATAGAACAGAGATCCAAATTTCAACTAATAATTTATCTTATAATGCTGTAGGTACATCTTATTTTAATTATTTAACATCTAAAGCAGAAAAAACTTTTTACTCTGATTTACTTTTAAATTTTGGAGATAATAATACTTTAATAGCTGTAAATAGTTTATTAGATACAGAAGACACATCACAAGCTGGTATATTTATAAAACTATACGAACCACTACCCGCAGAATACAGTCTTAAAGATACTTTATATATAGTAGAAGAGATATCTGATCCAATCTCATTTCAAGTTAATATTCAATTTACATCTGAAGAAACAGAAGAGATAGAGTTTTTAAGAGGCCCTAATACTAGCATTGATTTAAATGATAAAACTAATACCCCTACTAAATATTTTAATACAAATGAATTACTAGGTACAGTTTTAACATCTTCATTCCAACAAGTACAGTCTGTATTGGAAGAAAAGGGTATTTCTATTAATATAGATTATACAGACTATAATAATTTTGTCCAATTTTCATCTGCATATGATAGATTAGCTAATTTTAAACATAAATTAACCCAAATTCAATCCTTTCAAAGTGATTTAAATACAATAAAAGGTTTAAATCCATTAACGGATCAAACATCAATTTCTGCATCGGAGGCAACTTTACAAGAAAATATTAATACATTAATAGAACAATTTGATGGATATGAATATTTCTTATATTTTGAATCAGGAAGTAAATCATGGCCTAAATCAAATTCAACCCCACCATTTAATAATTTTAGCGTAACATCAAATTCAGCTTCAGTTTGGTATGGTTCTAAAGTTGAAAGTGATTCAAATTTTGGAGGACAGAGTTTATCTGCTTCTTTATATGATACTAATAACTTAACTTATGTTTGGAATACATTACCAACTTATGTACAAGAAGATACTCAAAACCAAAATTTAGAACTATTAGTATCAATGTTAGGTCAACATTTTGATACTATATGGACATATACAAGGGCTATTACTGATATAACAAATGCAGATAATAGAATTGACAGAGGTATTTCAAAAGATATAGTAGCAGATACTTTACGCTCATTAGGTATTAAATTATATACTTCCAATAGAACAAATCAGGATGTATTTACTACTTTATTAGGTATAACTCCTTCGGGATCATTAGTCCCTGAAACTGGATCCTTAAGAGTAGAAACTTATATTTCTGCTTCAAATGAAGTTACACCTTATAATGATATAAATAAGGAAGTATATAAAAGAATTTATCATAATTTACCTTATTTATTAAAAACTAAGGGATCATATAGAGGTTTAAGAGCTCTCTTAAATTGTTTTGGTGTTGAAGATACTATTTTAAGAATACATGAATATGGAGGAATTGAGAAAAATGTAAAACAAATAACCCAATTTTATAAAAATCATGTATATGCACTAGATACAAGAAGATCAAGTTCAGTTGAAATTCCATGGTTACCATCTTTAATGCCTATAGTAGGAGAAAATTGGGAAGATATAGAACAAGATTGGAATAATATAGAAGGTTGGTGGAACGGAACATTAGCAGAGGACCAAGTACCTGATACAGTACAATTTAGATTCAAAGCATCTAGTATACCATCAGCATCTTACGCTACTCAATCCTTATTTCAAGTTAACACCGGTAGTGCTACACAATTTGGAATACAATTAAGGCATACATCCGCATCATTTGGTGAAATGAAATTTATACTATCCGGTTCTCAGGGATATGTAACTACTAGTCCTATGCTACAACCTTTCTTTACAGGAGGATTTTGGGATGTAATGTTAAGAAGAGATCCTGGTAAAACAAATTTAAACCAAACCGGATCAGTAGATGTTACCTATGAATTAATAACTAAAAATAGCAGATTTGATGGGGATAATTCATTTATACAATATCAAGATTCTTCAAGTTTATTTATTTCTAGTTCAACTTCCGCTTCATATAATGAAGCTTGGAGCAAATACACTTTCTCTTCAGAAAATACTCATTTATTAGGTTATCTAGGAGGAACAGGAAGTAATAATGTAATAGCACCTAATAATATTATTTTTGATGGTGAATTCCAAGAATTTAGATATTGGATAACTAGTTTATCTCAATCAAAATTTGATGAACATGTTTTAAATCCAACATCTTATATTGATAACGATTTAACATCATCCTATTATAATTTAGTATATAGACTACCTTTAGGAAATTATGACCAAATATCAGGTTCAGACGGAGACAATAAAATAACATCAGTTCACCCAATGGTCACAGGATCCTTTGCTCCTACAGGATCATTTTTAGGTACGGGATCATCAACAGTTAACTTTGCTATTATAAATAATTTTACAGGTAGTAGTTTTAAATCCGAAAGTAGAGTAGATGCAATCCAAGGACCAGATTTGGGTGGGTTTGTTACAAATGACAACAAGGTAAGGGTATTAAACAACGAAATAATATCTGGTTCAACACTGTCACCGTATGTATCAGTTCAAATTAATCAACTAAGCAGTTCAGTAATTGATTACACACCAGATTTAGATATAGCAGAAATAGCAATATCTCCACAAAATAGTATTGATCAAGATATTATTAACCAATTTGGGTTTTTTGATATAGATGAATATATAGGTGACCCTACTTTATCTGGCTCTTTAACTTATCCTAAATTAGATGAACTAAAGGATTTTTATTTTAGAAAATATTTTCAAAAAACAAGTGTATTACAATCTATAAGGTTATTATCATATTTTGATAATTCTTTATTTAAAATGTTAAGGGATTTTGTTCCTGCTAAAACCTTATTAAATACTGGATTAGTAATAAAACCTACAATATTAGAAAGAACTAAAGTAGAAAAATTTGAACCCGCTTTTACTTATATAGATTATAGTGGTTCCACTCAAGTAGTAAGTGTTACTGGATCCAACCCAATGGACAAAAACCTAAACACCAGCTATACTGGTGAAGTTATAATCCCATCCAGTTCAGCTAATACTATTACGGCTTCAGGGGTAATTTTTAATTTTAACGATTTAAGAGAACCTTTTACTGGAGAGTTTAGTGGTAGTGAATTAACAGTTTATACTTTACCTACTAGTAGTACAGTAACAGAACTAAGCTTTTTTGATAAAGAAATAGATTCTAATACTATGCTAACCTATTCTGCTATACCTTTAAACCCTACTTTAAATAACATATCGGAACCACGAAAATCAATAAGATTTATGGATATTGATTACTCATCAAACCCAATAGTTCCTGTTAATATAGGTTTTATAACAAGTAGATCATTAGGAACACTATCAGAATTAAGTTCATCTTTCTTAGATGCTCCTGTACAAGATAGTAATTATACTTTATTGCGTAGTAAAAACCCTAGATATTTAGGTAGTAAAAACACATCCCAAAAATATAATATATTTACTGTAGGAGATACTTCTTTTGGGCAAACTGCAGCAATTGATTTAAATTCACTTAAATTTGCCTACTTTTCAGAAATAGTAGAAACTGGATCGGCATTTCCAGAAAGATCTAATGTGTATATTAAATATTTAATTGATGGAAGATCTAATGTTATAGAATTAACTAGAAATAATGAAAATATATTTGATTTACAAAATATATTTAATGCTAAAAAAGAAGTTGATATATCTTTAGATAATAATCAATTATTTGGAGACCAAAAATATTTAGATGGTTTAAAACCTGTATATGCTGGTGGATTTAAATATTTACCTACACTACAAAATCCAACAGGAAGTAGTAATTTAAATTATAGATTTACAGCTGGGCCGATTGAAAATCTAACTAAGGAAGATATATTCCCTATACCTAATAGTTTAGGGGGTAAATTTGTAAATATAGGTGATTTTACTCTAGGAACCATTCAAATACAAAGTGGAAGCAATAGTGTATCAGTAGGAGGATACCCTGCTATTACATTAACTAGAAGTGAACCTATTAATAGAGAAAGTATTTGGTGGGATAATGATTTATTGATTAATGTAGAAGGACAAGTAGAACTAGAAATTAATGTTCCTAAAAATGTATCGGCTTCATTTGATACTATATCCTGGAACCCATTTAATGGAGTGGCACCAATATTTTCAGCATCAACAGATTTCGGAGATTTTGAATTAATAGAAGCTATTTATCATATTTCTAATTCTGTAATTTTACCTAAAAATACAGATAAAATCGAAGCAATATTTGATGAATCAATATCAGCAATGGGGGGACAATTTGAAACTAGTTTTGAAACACCTGATATAGTAAGTGCTTCTGTAAATATAGGTGGTTTACAAGCGGCCTCTTTTGGTACTCCCTCTTATACTTACTATTTCCCTTCGGATCCAATGACTTCATTTACATCAAGTATAGTTGATGGTGGAGATGCTAGTAATGGAAATGCATTTTTCTTAAGAAATAATACAGGATCATTTAATATTTTAACTGCTTCTGTATCCATGTCTTTTTGGTATGACAATTTTACTCAAACTTCATCTATTTATGAAAGTGGTTCTGATTCATATGGTGTTATAGATGAAAGGTTTGTTATAGAAGAAGGAGATCTATTTAGATTTGTAGATAAAGCTGGAGGAGTAGCAGGTTCAGGAAGTGGAGAATTTCCTATAACATTTGAAAGACAAGTTAAAAGAGTAAGTGTTATACCGAGGGATGAAGTAACAAATACAAGACGTTTAACTATTGAATTTGACAAAGACATACCAGCTAGGGCTTGTGAAGATTTTACAACCGCAAACCCGGACGCTGCTAGACAAATTAAAAGATTTGTCATACTAAAAAAAGTAGAAGATGAAACAAATATTGTCCTTAATTTTGAAAAACAACCAGGACAAACTTCTACAGGTATAGTATTACCCGCTGACTTACCTCAAACATTACAGGAAAAAGCAGGTAATATAGTAAAAGAACTTAAGTCACAAAACTTAATAACATAATTTTTAAAAACATTATATTTATATATAACAAAAATAAACCATGGGATACTTAAACAATACCACAGTTACTGTTGACGCCATTTTAACAAAAAAAGGACGTGAATTATTAGCGCGAAACGATGGCTCATTTAGAATTACACAGTTTTCATTAGCTGATGATGAAATAGATTACACTTTATATAATCCATTCCATCCATCAGGTTCAGCTTTTTATGGAGAAGCTATTGAAAACATGCCAATTCTTGAAGCATTTCCAGATGAAACTCAAGTAATGAAATATAAATTATTAACATTACCAAGAGGAACTGCTAAATTACCTGTATTAGAAGTAGGATATACTACTATTACATTAAAACAAGGAGCAGCATTATCTATTACTCCTCAAACCTTAAATTATTTAGGTGCTGATACAACGTTTGAAGCATCAGGATATACTGCAACAATTGGAGATTCAAGAGTTTTATCTGTTTTCCAAGGAACGGGAATAAACACTACAGATGCTGCTACATTAAATTCTACTTCAACAGTAGGAACAAACGTATCAAGAACAGTAATTGGAACTACAATTAACCTAACCGCTACTACAGTTAATACTTTATTTGGAACGGCAAATACTTTAAATACTATATTAACAATTACAGGTAGAGATTCGGGAGCCAGATTAACTATTCCTCTTAACATAACTAAAGTAACTACATAATATGAGCTTTGTAAGTTTAAACACTAGCGATTTCGTAGTAAGTGCAGATTCAATCACTTCTACACTATGGTCAGGTGAAGTACCAACATTAACACAATTTTTTACTTCATCACAAACTTCTTCATTTGATACCTTTTTAGATGTTTTTCAAACAGCATCTTTAAGATCAGATGCTGCAGTACAATTTTCTATAGCTTATGGAGAAGTAGCAGGTTCAGGTTCAGCACCATATAATACTTTAGTTACTGGTAGTTCACCATCAAGAGTAACTTATGGACAATATAGAACTTTAGTTAATGGAGATGAAAATACAAACTTTAATTTTGGAGTAGGAAACACCGATTCTAGAGATATGTATGCTTTAACTATTAATAGAGCAAGATATAAAGAAAAACTATTCCCAGGAACCTTTAATTTAACATTATCTGGTTCGGACGGTAGTGTTGCTTCTAAAATCCAATTAACAGATAATTCAAAAGATATAAGTACACTAACTTTTTCAGATGCCGGTAGAGTATTTGATATAGTAAGTGGTACAAATGGAAGTGCTGTATCAGAAAGTGTTACAGGAAGTGTAACACCTGGACGTACACCTTCAGGTTCATATGGTAAGTTTTTACCAGATGTAGGTTTAGTATTATTAAACCCAAGAGCCTTAGCATTATCAGCATCACAAGGAGGAGTAGGATTAGTAATTAATGATGATTTAACAAACACAGCATTAGTTGCTAATCATAGTGCTTTATTTGAATCAATAAAATTAGCCTCAACATTCTCAATGAATTCAGAAGAAACAATAACTTCTGATTATATATTTGTTAGAGTAAGAAATACAGACTTTAATTATACAACTAATCCATCTATGATAAGTGGTAGTGGAGAGTTTGTACATTCTAGTTTAATTAATAACCCTCAAACTTTTATTACAACTGTAGGTTTATATAATGATGCTACAGAATTATTATCAGTAGCAAAATTATCAAAACCATTAGTTAAAGATTTCACTAAAGAAGCTCTTGTAAGAGTAAAATTAGATTTTTAATGAATGAGTTTTGCATACAAAAAACTAAATCCAGCTGATATTAAATCGGTTCCTTATATTGCTAATAAGCAATATGAGTACGATTCATCATCTTATTCAGATAATAATATTCAAACTTATGTAGGAGAGTATATTCCTATTACTACAGATCGACCTTTTGATCCTGTAAATGATAATCTAACTACTGATCAAAATTATAGAAGATTAATATATGAATCTATTCGTCATTTATATTATGAAAATTATATTACAGCTTCTTCAGTTGATCAAACCCCAGAAAGATCAGGCTTAGAATTTCCAGATAATGTTAATTATTTTTGGCATTCTTCATCATTTGATAATTATATCCAAAATACTTTAGCATCAGGTTCCTTCCCAAATTATAGGAATTTTCCTTATTTCCAATCTCAGGAATTTGATTATGATGATGAGGGAAATGCTTTATACGGAACAGCAGTTTATTTCATAGAAAACTCAGCTAAAATTAGAGTTATATCTGTTCCAAAGGACAAATATAGTGAAGGAATAAAACCTACAACTTTTGCTATCTCGGGTTCAGATTATTTTATAGCTGATGATGGGCAAGGAAATTTATTTGATTTTATAAAAGTAATAGCCGAATATGGTGATGTATTTTATTCTGCTGCACCAGCATTTTATGCAGGAAAAGCAGATGGATTAGTTATACCTGTAGGAAATATATTTTATAATCATGGTTTAGCCGTTATTACTAATCAAGACTATTTATGTTTTATAGAAGGTAATCCCGTAGCTAGAAATGATTATTTTACAATATTAAACACCCAGGAAGAAAAAATATTAAATATAATATCCCAAGATTTTGATGATTGTGTATTTATAGCAACAGAATCAGTATCAACTTCTAATATTACAGATTTTACATTTCCTGATTTTAGTGTAAGTGGAAGTGGAGATTTAGTAATTACCCCTAATTTATCAAGTGCTATTCCGGGACAATATAAATTGCAATATACAGTAGATAATACTTTAGGAAATACAAGCAATACAGCATCAATAACATTAAATATAACTGCAGAGCCATTAACATCTTCAATAAATTCTGTAACAGAATCTTGTTTTGAAGGAAATGATTC